AAACTCAGAAGAGTCATAGTTGCGATAACCAGCAACGTTCTTTGCCTTCAGTTTGAAGTTAGCACCTTGCCAGAAGTCAAACGGATCGATTGCTTCCTCATCCTCAAACTCAGGTTGCATTGCTGCAGTCAGTTTGTCGAAGATCTTCTTACCGAACTTGTACAGGAAGACTTTGCCTTCGTTCTCGGGGTTAGCAGGATCCTTGACCACATAGATGTTGGCAACATAGGTCAGTTTGCGCTTCTGCTTACGTGCTGCTTCCTTGCCAGCATCGGTGCCATTGTTCCACAGCATCGTGTTGTACTCGGAAACAGGATCCTTCTGACCCAGAGTGGTCAGAGAGTTCTCGATGTACCAACCGCCAGGACCTTGGAATGCGTGACTGTAGAGTTTCACGAACGGCAGGTCTTCACCATTCGGAGCAGGCAGGAAACGGATCACGGCATAACCGTTGCCTCCTTTATCACATTCCAGTTTCCACAGACGATCATCGCCTGAAGTACCTGCATTATTCATTTTTTCAACTTCCTTGACCAGTTTTTGGGTCAGGGAACCAAGCTTGGATTGCTTTTTAAGGTCTGCGAAAGACATTTGGATTACCTCGGATAGTTTTGGATTCGGGGGATTTACTTGGATAGTATAGCAAGGATGCTCTCAGGCGTCAACATAATCCCTGAGAGATTTGATTGTGGCATTCATACTATCAAATAAAGTTTGCATATTAGTTTCTGATGGAAAACCCATCATAGAAACAGATTTGCGTAGATTCTCTTTCATTTCAATCGCTTGTGGATCATCTGAAAGAGATAATCTAGTATACATCACTCTTTGCTTTTCCAGCAAGTCTGTGAGCAAATCAATATGTTCAAGTTTTTCTTCACGGGACATCATACCAAAAGACAAAAGACTTCCGTAAATTTTTTCTTGCATACGATTGATTTCACTCAGTTCTTCCTGAATGATTTCGGATTGAAAAAACTCACCCATCTACAATTTCCCTTAATATTTTTTTGAACTTGAACACATCAATATTTAGGAATGGAGAATATTTTTTTACTTTCAAACTGACGGATTCCCACACTGGGTCGTCCAACTTCTTATCAAAGTTTTTTGAGAAATGGAATACTTTGTCGAAGATTGTTAAGGTTTCTAGCGATACTCTCCCGCTTAGAAACTTTTTGAGTATTAGAGGATGTCCCTTGGTACAGTTGAATAAAGTCTCTAACTCGTTCTCCGATAACAATTCGTTGCTTTGCTCTTTGAACAAGTAGGTCAAACTCTGCTGTCTTTTCATCCACTCGGCGTAGTTTCTTTCGCCAGAATTGATAATTTCTCCAATCCATAGGTTTTGTGGGTTATCGGTGGCAGTGAAATTAGATACAAGGAAATCTACGACTTCCTTATCACTATATTTACGCGAAGTTTTTTCAAACCAATACTTATCCTTCCTCTTATTGAAAGAGGTTACACTCGCACGGGTCTTCGCACCATACTTGAAAAAATCATATTTTGGATTAGTAAAATGATTTTTTAGAGACAAATAATGTTGGTAGGTTTCAAAGGGACTCACTTTCAGCATCGACTAACTCAAGATCTTCAATACAATCAACAGAAACTTCGTGTTCTGCAATACGATACCAATGTTTTAATTGTCCAATGGTATCTTCATAATAACCAAGATATGCAAGATCTTCGGATTGGTTTTCTCTCAACCAAGCCTGAAGACGATGGTGCATTAATTCATCACGAGAAATCATAGAGGTAATCGAGCACGCGAAGTTCTTTTCATAAAATTAAGTCTCGTAGCATCCCACTTCAGTTTTTCTTTCAGTGGTTTGGATACAAGTTTCGTTACCGATTCTACCTCAAGTTCATTGAGTTCGCAATAGTGTACGATTGCATCAATGTAATTGATTTTTTCTTCGGCAACAATCTTTTCAATTTCTAATGCAAACTTAGAAGGTGTTAGAAATTTACTTTGAATTGCTTGTTCTAGTTCTTTATTCGGTTCCATAGAGTTCCAGTTTATCTCTAACAAACTTTCTAATATATTCGGTAAGAAGTTTGATGTACTTTGATTTGTCTCGTTCTTCATAGACGACGCATTCTCCATTTTCACAAGCCATAATGATTACAAGTTTTTTGACTGAAATACCAGTCAGTTCGTACAGCATACAACCATATGCCATGCACTGTACAAAATAGTGTTCGATCCACTCTCGTGGTTTTGGTTTCTTTGAAGTTTTAAAGTCAATTATTGCTAACTCACCCTCGTATTCTGCAATACAATCGACGGTTCCAGCAATACCTAACTGCTTACTATATAGGGAACCTTCTAGGGCATGAATATTATTTATATTCTTGAGTTTATTTTTAGAAATCTTGAAGAGAAAATCTGAAATTGGTTGAACCTTTGGGAGTTCTTCATTCTTTAAAAAATGCTCAGTGAGAGTATGCATATCCGTACCACGACTTGTGGCAGCCTTTGTGATACGATCTGCCTCTTCATTGCCAACCTTTTTTCTCCAATTAACAAAGATTTCTTTATTAAAATGACTGGTCACAGAAGTGATGGAGACCAGTCGAAGGAGTTCATTTTCGTCGGGGACAGAGTAATATCTCACCCCATCAATAGTCTCCCTCTCAAGTTGAGGGAGACTAATATCAATATGATTAAACATTAAAAACCTGATTCCATTTTTGCAGTGAGATATTCTTTGACAAGACCGGAACGAACGATATCATCAATCCCAAATTCGATTATATCAAAAGAAGGCATTTTACGCAATACGTTCATAAAATCGACAATACCGTTTCTCTCATTTGCCTTGTTCAAATCAGACTGACGTGCATCACCACAGAAACAAATGCGTGTATTTTCACCAACACGAGTGATAATACTATCAAGTTCATGGAAGTTGAGGTTCTGGAACTCATCAACAATCACAATCGCATTATCAAGTGTAGTTCCACGTAGGAAAGATGTAGACCAGAACTTGATTGATTCTTGTGCCTTGAGATTGCCATACAACATCTCAAAATCGGCATCACTAGGCATCTGGAACATATACTTCACCATATTCTTATAAGGAATCTGGTAAATATCTGCCTTGTCTTCATGGGAACCGGGCAGGAAACCAATCTCTCTGGTTGCTACAAGAGACCTGACGAGGTAGATGCGCTCATAAGGGGTGTTCTCGTCTAATACATCTCGTAGTGCATTATAGAGAGTAATAAAAGTTTTACCTGTTCCGGCACAACCATAGGCAACTAAATGTTTTCCTTCTTGATAAGAATCAAATAATGTTTTTTGATTTTCCGTAAGTGGATCAATATCCACCAAGTAACTAGAACTCAGTGGTTTCTTTCTTTTCATCTGCTTTGTAGTCAGTCCAACTCCAATGGGTTGCTCTGTTGCAGATGATCTTTTCCGTCTTGCCATATTAAATCTTCTTGATATTTGAACCAGGAACTGATGCTGCTTTTCCAAGCACATCATTCCAACCAGGATTTTTTGCAATTAGTTTATTCTGCCAATCGCCAACCTCTCCTGGTTGAGGACAGGTTGATGGGTCAGACCAGTCTCGTGTCCAATCCGGATTATCCTCTTTCCATTGATCCCATTCGTGGACACTCATCACCACTTCTTTTTGCTCACCAGTCTTTTTATTGACTACAGGATATGTTGACATTGTTAAAAATCCAAGATAGAAATATTTATTATAGGTAGTTGAAGGATATATTAAATCTGCCTGATTGATTTGAAGTTGTTGTAGATCTGTGCTGATTGGATCCATCAAAAAATACAATCCTATTTTCAACACTATCTACAATAGCATCATTACCGATTTTTGTATACCCATTGCACGTATTCAGTGAAAAAATTGCGGCAGTATGTGAAAAATCATAATCAACATGTGATGCATGTTCTATGACACTATGGGTATGTGGATAGAAATTGATCTTGATCCTCAAAAGTGATCTCATTTCAAAGTATGGAAAAAAAATGTTTCCTATTTCTTCATACACATCAGAAGTCGGTACTCCTTGATCATATATTACATGAGCACCAAACCAATCATTATTTGAATCTCCTGGTTTTGTTATGCCCCGATGAAGAAAAAAGGGAAATCCCGGATTAAACACGAGATTATCCCTTACAGTCAAAAATTCTTCTTTTGGCAGAAAATTATCAATTATCTTCATACCCATTCAAGTGCTTCGGCAACAGTCGGGAACTGCTCAATAAAGATCTTCTTACATGCCTCTGCGATATCCATGTGCTCTTTCTGGGTGCCGTTTGCAGACCTCAGAGTGATGTAATGAATCCAAGAACGACAGGAACCACTCATGTAAAGACGAGTAGGAGTAGCAAGAGGAAGCACAAAACGAGCACACTCTTTTGCGATTCAA